ATGTTTGACAGTACACGATTGTATAGAGACTCAGTACTCAGGCATTATTCAGGTGCCGACATCGTTGATCTCGATACCATAAGGCTTGCAAGCTCAGGCGGTGGGTTATACACATCGAGTAATGGCATAACGCTTACATCGAGCAATTTTAAACTAGGTGGTGTCCTAACCGAAAACACAAGTATCGGAGCGGGTGGTTATACATTTTCGCTCAACAATAAAGTGTATAATAATACATCGCAGCGTTGGAATGAATATACAGATACCGTGAACATACTTGTCAATAGTTCTAAATTTCTACATAATTTTCATGTACCATCGGTAAGTAGTGCGTTAGGAACTTACCCAAATTTCTTTGCAGGCTATAAGGCCGGGAATTCATTAGCAGGCAAGGGTTATGCTAATACAGGTATCGGCACTAGTTCAATGGAAAGTATGAACTCTGATAGTTCAGCTGCATCAAGTAATACAGCGGTTGGGTACCAAACATTAAAGCCTATGGTTTATGGGCTCAGAAATGTAGCAATCGGAACTGGCGCAATGTCCGGATGCAGTGCAGGAACATTTGGCGCACCGGTTACAGCTAATGTCGCAGTAGGTCATCATGCATACAGGCAGGGTATAGGCAATTATAATATTGCGATTGGAGCGAGTGCCCTTGAAGACATGACCACGAGCCTTACTGATATAATTGGTATTGGACAGAATGCTCTTAAAGTAAATACAGCATCATTCAATATCGGTATAGGTTATCAAGCAGGCGCAGCAACTACAAGCGGTGGCAAGAATACTTATATCGGTTGGGGTTCGGCTCAATCAAGTACCACTCCAACGGAAAACACATTTGTGGGTTATCTTACAGGCGGTAATGCAGTTGGGACCAGCGGTTATAATACAGTGGTTGGAAGCGAAGCCGGAAAGTCTATGATTGGAGCGAATACAAATTGCTTCTTTGGGAGAAGGGCAGGCGGTGCAATCACAAGTGGTATAAGTAACATTTATATTGGGAATAATTCCGGAATGAATGGAACCGTAGATGCGACTACCGGAAGCCTTAATATTTGTATTGGTAATGCTACCTCGGTAAGTGCCGTTGGTGCAAGTAATGAATTGAATATCGGAAATGCTATTTTCGGTCAAAATGTTGGTGGTACCGGGACCGTATTTACAACTCCGAGGTTATGTTTTGGTAAGCGAGCCTCAACAGCTAATTCAGTACTTGACATGGGAATAAGCACCTTACCGATCATCCTTCCAAAATCCGCAAGTACTCCAACAGTTGGACTTGAAACCGCAATGATGTACTACAACAGCAACACGAATGGTATAGACTTCTATTCGGGAACTTCAACATTTGTACCGATATCTAAAATTAAACCTATGTCCATTGTTACTTCATCAAGCGGAGTGAGTGCCAATGCTTCTGTTTATAAAACTACCTTAAACGCTACGTCAAATGCAATTACTCAGACAATACCTACGCCAAGTGCAGCGTATGGTAATTGGGAATTGGTATTTCAAATAATTGGGGCCTCTGTCAATGCAGTAACCTTCAACATTCCTTCATCTAGTTACGTAAATGGGGTGACAGGTGCAACCTCATTTAATGCTGCAAACGGAGCCGAGGTTAAATGTTCCACCGATGTAACTGGCTCAGTTTGGATTATAACCAACAAATAAAGCACAAATGAAAAACGAAAAGAGAATCACTTACCAAGGAATGATCCACTCAATTATAAGAGAGTTCAACCATAATGGAGTGGATAAAGTGGAGTTGAAGAATTTGAAAAATAATAACCAGTTTGTAATTACAAAAGAAAGTCTAAAACCAAATGAATAAAACTTATTTAGACCATGGATTTAAAGGCAATATGCATTGGGCTTCTTATCGATCAAACAGAATGAATTCTCCATTAATAGGAATCGGGGCCAGTAGAGATGAAGCAATTGCAGAAATTAAGCGTAAAATAGTTGAGGCAAGATTTGCCGGAAAAAAAGTATAATAAAATCTTTCACTATAAAATATAAATTATGAAACCATCAAAATTCCTTCGCCTTAATATCCGGGACATTATAAACGGCTTGATTTTAGCCATATTGGGTGCCATGTACTCTACATTATTGCCAGCGGTCATGCAATGGCTTAGTAGTGACGTCTGGACCATTGACATTGATGTAATGACTTTGGTAAAGTCTACAATCTCATTGGGAGTATTGCCATATTTGACAAAGAATTTTTTCACAAAAGATCAAGGCGAGCGTGACACAGATTGGGCGCAATTAATCGAGGATTGCAGAAACTTAGATGACCTTGGAGACTTAGAAGATTTACCATATGAATATTATGAATCTTGGTGTGCTAAATATCTTCAGTTAGGTCATCCTGAGTCGTTGCCTTCATACGGAGAAATAAGAGCCGGATCCGTTGGAACTAGTGGACCTAAAAAATAGGTTCATGAGAATGAGAGGCAAAATATACATGGCTTACTTTCCATTCGTGTTGGTATGTATTCAATTCTTAATAAATGTCGCATTCCTTTTAGGGATGACAAATGACAAGGTGCTGTATTACGCAAACGCTTGTTTTGGCACAAACTTTTTCTTTGCGGTATTTTTAGTTTGTTATACAAATTTCTTTCACTTTTGCCGAATCTCCAGGTGGGCTAGTTATGCTGAGTTGGCACTCGCTATTGATGTTGTAATTATAAAAGACGAAACTATCTACAATGTAATATTTCAAACAATTATTATAGGATGTGCACTACTGATTACAGCCCTTTCATATTCAAGAATTTTCCCAACATGCATGATGTCTATGGTAACTATTTTTATTAAAAAAATGGTGAAAAATAAATTTCATTGCGAGAAGGCGTTAGAAGATTTTAAGGATAGTCGGTATAAAATTCACAGCACTAAATACATTCATCATGGCAGACAATCCTAATGACTATTTGCATGAAATAAAGCTAGTTGGAATTGGCGGTATAGTGACCGGTATCTTGGCATGGGTAGGTGGTATTATTAAAAGTACCCTTAAAAAGATAGATGATTCAGAAGATACCAAAGCTGAACTTCATGCCTTTAAAAATGAAACTGCAATCAAGTTAGAAGCAATCAAAGAAGATATTTCAGAACTCAAATTAAAGAAAAATGACACTCGTAAATAACAAACCAGAAGATGAATCTAAATGGGTGATCAAGGTAGTCGTGGCAATTGTTATACTTTGGGTGCTACTTCTCATTGCGCTTGTAAATAGTTAGATGCTTACTATTTAAGTAAATTATTATTACTTTTACATAAATTACACCAATGATAGACAGAAGCCATTTTTTCAATGCCGTTCGATTATCTCTATTTGGCGGTTCATTAAGCCAAAGCCAGGTTCTTGGACTAGATACCATACTGGCTGAATACGAAAAGAATTACTCTTATATTGGACCAAAACAATTAGCATACATCCTTGCAACAGCCTATCATGAAGTGGCGCGAACAATGCAACCGATTGAAGAGTATGGTAAGGGTAAAAAAAAAGATTACGGAAAATTCTTTGTCGATGCCAATGGCAAAAAGCATGGTCGTAAAATGTCAAGAAAACCATATTACCAGCCACTTGTTTTGTTTTATGGTCGTGGGTTTGTTCAGCTCACTTGGTATGAGAATTACGAAAGGGCTTCGAAAGAATTAGGAATCGATTTTATAAATAATCCGGAATTGGTCCTACAAATAGAAAATGCAACAAAGATTATGTTTAAGGGCATGATTGAAGGATGGTTTACAGGCAAAAAATTAAGTAGTTATTTTGGCGATAGTCTTGAAAAGCCTATCAGCGCTCGAAAAATAATTAATGGTAGTGATAAAGCTTTGATGATCGCAAATTATTATTATAAATTCTTATCGGCAATAAAAGAAATGCCATAAATCTTTAGTTTTCATGTTGTAATATTGGTTAATAGCCCTGCCTTTTCTAAGGTGGGGTTTGTTTTTAGTGTAAATAAATTACTATCTTCGTATTTCTTAAAATACATTGTCATGTAACACATTATTCATCCTAAAATCACTTAGTATGCAGAAGTAAATAAAAGCCCTTTAATTAGGGCTTTTATAGTGCCTGAAAGTTGCCAAAATATCACAACATTATCAAAATAGGGGGAACTCCCCCGTTTTCCCCCGAAATCCCCCTTCTTTTAATTCTATTAACTTGTAAAAGAATATCGGAAATAAGTCAAAATATATTTTGTAAGATCAAAAATGATCTTATCTTTGTGCTATCAAATAACAAAAAAAGAGACGGCAACTCGGTAAACACGGCGAAAAACAAAATGGCTTCGAAAGTAAAATGTTATTCAGTTAGATTAGAATCGCTAATCTCAGTTTCAGAAAAATGTTACAAGGCAACTTCCTTTGATGGATCTACTGCCTTAATTCCAAAATCACAAGTATTCGGACAAGATAGTGATGTTCAAAAATCAGAGGCTTTTTGGATTAGCGAATGGATTTTGAAACAAAAAGAATTACAATACTCAGAAAAAAAGGCTTCATTCTTTGATAAAGAACGAGCTGATTTTATCCCAGAGACAGGGGTTAAAATTGATAGGCATATCCCAGAAGTAAAAGATCCGGTTGAAGTAGAAGTAGTAGCAGAGTTGGTGAAAGAAGAAAGGAATCCACTTACTATCGACTTTGTTAAAAATAATATTGGGGAAGTAATAGAGTGGTTCTGTTATGGGTATCATGCTAATTTACCTTACTCTGGTAAATGTAAAATATTAGGAATACTAGATAGCTCCGATCAACGTGAGCCTAGAATAGAAGTTGAGCATATTAGTGGCGATCGTCTTGAATATGGTTGGTTTGAATTCGGGAAGCTAAATTATACGGACAGTGGTAGGGTTGTTTATATCGGGAAAGAATTCGAAATAATAAATATCAAATGGGAGGTTCCGAATCATGGTTATTTATTTGAGAATAACAATCCGATGAATTGCTCTGTTGTGAAGCATTTGAATAGCCAATCAACGGTTGAGCAACTGATAAAATCTAACACAACAGCCGATGTGGTGATGGTAGATGAAAATAAATATATAAAAGGTTCTGACGGAAATTATTTTAAAGCGTAATGGAACTTTTAGAACAGCAATCCAAAGCCATTGAAAAGCTGCGCCGATTAAAAGTAGGTGCGCTTTTCATGGACCCTGGAACAGGAAAAACACGGACCGCTTACGAATTAATTAAGTCGACCAATTGCGACCATGTAGAATGGTTCACGCCATTTCAAACAAAACAGAATTTACAGGACGAAATTGATAATTGTGGCGGATTGCCTAATCTAACTATTACTGGCATTGAGAGCATTCAGAATAGTGACAGGGTTTACTTACAGGCACTCAATAGGGTAAAATCGGGCAATGCGTTCTTAATTATGGATGAAAGTATTAAGATTAAAAACCATGAGGCTAAACGAACTCAGAGAGCATTAGAACTAGCTAAATATGCGGAGTACAGATTAGTATTGAATGGCACACCTATTACCCGTAATCTATTGGATGTATGGAGTCAAATTGAATTCCTTTCGCCAAAAATACTGAACATGGGGATAGCGGAGTTTACTAGTACTTTCTGCGAGACCGTGAAAATAACTAAGCGCGTAAATGGGAACAGGCCAGTAACACGTGAATATATATCCAAGTTTCACAATGTAGATTTTCTTTATTCCTTAATAAAGCCATACGTATTTGAATGCGATTTACAGTTAAGTATTGACCAAAACTACTCTAATATAAAATACAATCTTTCCGATGAAGAAATGGAGCGCTATACATTTCTAAAAGAGAAATATTTAGATAATGAAATGCTTCAATTCCTGAACAATAACATTTTCCTTGAAATGACACAAAAAATGCAACATGAATATTGTTGCAGTGAAGATAAATTTAAGGTGTTGGAAGAAGAATTGAATCGCGCGGATGTGAACCGAATAATTATATACACTAAGTTTGTTCGCAGTCGCGAAGAGCTTCAAAAACGCTATCCTAAACTACAAGTACTTACGTTTGGCAAACATAGTCTAGGATTGAACCTACAGAAGTATAACTACACGATTTACTTTGACCAAACATTCGATTACTTACAGATGACACAGAGTGAATTTAGGACATACAGAACCGGGCAGCATGATAATTGCAGCTATCGTACATTAGTAGGTAACACTGGACTTGAAACTATGATAATGAACAATATTAATAAAAAACAAAGTCTGTTGCAATATTTTAAGAAGGTTGGAGCAGCGCAAATAAAAAAAGAACTATGAATAAGCAATTTAAAAGCCCTGTGTACAGCATTATCGCTGTTCCGATGAATAAAATTGAAGCTAATGATTACAATCCTAATCATGTGGCAAAACGTGAAATGGATTTATTATACCAAAGCATTAAGTGCGATGGCTATACTATGCCTATTGTTTGTTTTTACGATGCCGACAGAGACAAGTATATTATTGTAGATGGCTTCCATCGATACACAATTATGCTTCGTTATAAGAATATTTTTGAACGTGAAAATGGGATGTTGCCTGTGTCGGTAATTGAGAAAGACATTAGTGACAGAATGGCTTCCACTATTCGACACAACCGCGCTAGAGGCAAGCACGAAGTTGAACTACAGGCTTCACTCGTTGGTATGCTCAAGGCAGGATGGGATGAACTTAAAATAATGAAGGAGCTCGGAATGACATTAGAAGAGGTCCAGCGCCTGATTGGCATCAAGGGTATTGCTTCTGAAATCATGGGTGTGCCATATTCAATTGAGCGTCAAATCGTAGAGGCTGGAGAGGATATTAAACCAGAACTTTAAGGCCATGGGAAGGACAGCAATAAGGGGAACGGAAAATGTACTAGAGGCTACGCAAAAGCGTATCGCATACCTTTTTGACAACTATGACAATATCCAATTATCATTTTCCGGAGGGAAAGATAGCACAGTTCTTTTCCACCTTCTAAACGAAGAAGCGAAAAAACGTGATCGGAAATTTATACTGTACTTTCAGGACCAGGAGGCAGAGTATCAAGCTACAATTGACTTCGTGGAGTGGGCTATGACCCAGCCAAATGTAATCCCACTATGGTATCAAGTACCCATCTTCATGACCAATGCTGCAAGTCATACGCAATTATTTCTATGGGCATGGGGTGAAAACGAAAATTGGATTAGAGAAAAGCACCCGGTTGCAATTCATTCAATTGATAATAAGTACCCAAAGCGATTCCATAAATTCAACCTATGGGTTGGGCAAAATCTACGCAAGTTTCCCGGCACTAGCATTTCAATTATCGGGTTACGGGCCGAGGAAAGCCCGGATCGAAGATTCGTTTTGTTTGGCGAGGATAGCGATATGTTTTGGCTTAGAAGAGTAAATGAACCTTTTCGTGCGTATCCAATTATAGACTGGAGATATAAGGATGTTTGGAAATACCTGATTGAAGGGCAATTTAGGTACAACCACATTTACGATAAAATGTACATGCTTGGTCATGACATTAGAACGATGAGGGTATCAAATTTAGTACATGAAAAAGCATTCCGTTGCCTTACGGATTTGCAAGAGTTGGAACCGGAAACCTATAATAAATTAGAAGCAAGGCTTCAGGGTGTACACACGGCTGCAATTTATGGCAAGGAGAATTTAATTTACTCTATCAAAACGCTACCGGAAAATTTTAAGACATGGAAAGAGTATAAGGATTTTCTGCTCGAAAGTATTCACCCTGATTTGAGTAAATTATTTAAATACCAATGGAGCAGATTTGGCGATACGGATGATATTGGTGCGTGTAAGTATATGGTAAAGAGAATTCTATTGTGCGACTGGGAGGGGAATATCACATGGAATAGAGATTACGAATTCAATTATACAAAGGACCAACTAGCGGAGAAGCGTATTATCAAGCGCGAAGACGAAATAATAAAAAAATGGACCGCAACTTTATAAAAAACAGTGTATGAACGAAAAAGTATTGAACGAAGCCCGCACAATCATAGCGGGCTTCTTAAAAAATAGAAGAATCGAATTAGGCTACTCTCAGCAATTTCTTGCCGACCAATGTGGTATGTCTGTTGGCACCATAAACCGCATGGAAAATGGTCACTTCTGGCTTGGCATGAAGCAGTACCTTATAATCTGCCACAACTTGCATTTATTCCCTTTAATAGCTCCTATGGAAGAAGATAGCGACATTGCGGAGGCATTGAGATCAAATTGGGTAAGTGGTCCGAGCATATCTTTAGAGAAGGGCAAACAGCTTTTAAAAATTCTTTTAATAATTGGGGCAAGTTTTCAAGGTTTGGTTGGTTGCTCATGGCTGTAGAATTAAATGTGGAAAACTTTATAATGGAATAAATTCTAATTTATTTGGAAAATTGAAAACCGTTCCATTATATTTGCAATACAAAATTAAACAAATTAAAACCACAAAAACAAAAAATACTTTAGTTATGAGTGATTTACTATTAAAATACAAAGCCGAAATGGCAAAATTAAAGCCAAGTATTACTACGCGCGACCGGAAAGAAGCAGAGGATCGCTTCAATAAAACAAAGGGCACAATTAGCCAATACATCAATGCGGATGACTCCGCTACTAGTGTGGACCTATACTACGACTTACTGCCTTTTTTCAAAGAAAGGATCAATAAAAGACTTGAATTACTAGAAACCCTTTAATTCTAAGCCATGAAGCAAAGAACTAACAGAACAACAGAATGGGTACTTCTTATATCGTTCGTAATAATTGCAGGGGTATCATGTACCCTAAAGCAAGAAGAGGCAGCCAAAGTAATTATAGGCCTTGCCGCACTAATTGCAATAGGTGTGATTTTGTTCACAGCCTATGTGATCTTATTCGATCCGATGTCAGACAAATTTTGCAAGTCAGTAGAAGATAACATTGATGATGCCATTTCCTTAACAGAAGATCAAGATTATTAAAATGCAAGTAGTTCAAGTACCTCAATCAGTGTGGCAAAAGATCATAGTTACCCTCGAAGTAATACAAGCCAATACATCAATGAAAAAAGACGTGTATGTAAATGAGGAGCAAGCTCAAGCCATAACCGGTTATAGCGCTAGAAAATTACTTACACTTAGAAGCAAGCAGGCTGTTAAATGGACTAGCAACGATGCCGGACGAGAAGTAAAATATAGCTACCAATCACTTTTAAAATTAATATCATGACACGTCATCAAATAAGAAAGCCAAATATTTTAATAAGTGCTCCACAATGGCATGTAATCAATGTCAATCAAGAAAGCGATATGCAACGATGGGAAGCCGAAATTAATAAGCCCTTACGCTACCAAAACCCTTATTTGATAGCCTATTTGGCAAAGGCCGTCAAATCTCAAAGAAGGGCACTTAGGTATATAAATGATCAAACAGGAATTTTCAATTAATAAAATCAATTACATGCAAAAACTTTCACTCACCCAAAAAACAGAAGCGGTCCTTGATATGGTCAAGGGTTGTATTCAAATCGACAGCCTGCAAGCTATTGATGACATCGTAGAATTATACATCAAGCCAAATGCAGGCAGCCTGAATTCTATTCGAGAAATCAACCAATCAATTGATAAGATTGCCCGAGCTATCTCTGATCGCAGTCAGTTCATTACCAAAATGCCGATCATTGATGCAGACGGTACCATTACTCACACCCAAACAGTAAACGAATAACCATGAGCTTTTTAACCACCAAACAAAATGTAGTAAGATTCGCAGAGGTTGTTAGCCTTATGCCTGAATCAGGTGAATTCGTTGTGTTATTTGACCAGGGAGAAATTCATAACCTCGCAGGTGAAAGAATCGCATCATTTGGCATCACCTTATTTGATAAGGTAGAACCTGTTCGACAATTCTCTGACTTTGATTCAGCACTCGAAGAAATAGACCCTTCGCCGTTAAGAAGTGCTGATAATTTAATCTATCAATCCGAAAAGCATTAAAAAAGCGGGTACACACACCCTCTAATTCTTAACCTTAATAAATAATCATGACAAAAATAACAAAAACAATCCAAGCTTTCAAAAATGGTGAATATTCTCAAGAATGGGAGATAATTGTAGATGCTGATAGTGAAGGCATCAATGAACTCATTGACATAGTTGCTGTCAACATGAAAAATGGAGTTCAAATAAGCGAATGTTCAATCAAATCCGGATTAGATAAGTTTGGAACAATCGATCTTATACTAGATCAATACGATTGGGCGCTGGAATATGCCGAACATAAGGTATGCGAAAAGGAATATAACGACTTAAATTTTGATTAGTCTTAATCCTTGTTGTATTAAAAGTGTTTCGAAAAGATATTTTAATTACCGATTGTCAAAAGTCACTAACCTACAAATTCAGAATCTTATAAAAACCAATAAATAATAATTATCATGAGTAAAATTAGAAAGCCTCACGAGCTGAACGTGGAAACAAAAATTAAAGCCCTTATATACGGTCAACCCGGCATAGGCAAATCGACAGTGGCATTAAGTACGCCAAAACCTGTACTTCTTGACTTTGATAAAGGAGTACATAGGGTAAACCCGGAACACCAAACGGAAACATTGCAAGTTGAATCTTGGGATGATGTTATTGAAGTGATGAACGATGGTTCGTTAAATCAATTTGAAACCATTGTTATTGATACAGCTAGTAAGATGTTGGACTGCATGAGCCTTTATTTGATTGCAAAGAATCCGAAACTAGGCAAATCAAACGGAGCATTGTCACTGCAAGGTTACGGAGAGCGAAAAGCCGAATTTAACAGCTTCATTAAAAAAATCAATTCACTAGGCAAACATTTAATTTTTGTTGCCCATGAGAAAGAAGAGAAAAATAATGAAGTAAAAGAAGTAAGGCCAGAGGTTGGAGGTTCAAGCGGAACAGATTTATACAAGGACCTTGACTTAATCGGGTACATGGAGCAAATCGGATCGCAAAAAACAATTTCATTTAGTCCTACTGAAAAGTATTATGCCAAAAATGCTTGTGGATTAACTGAGGTTATCAATGTGCCAATACTTAAAAATGGAGATACGAATAATTTCTTTACTAGGTCAATTATTGATTTGTATAAATCAAACTTGGAATTGAGAAAGGGAAAGGTAGAATCGTATAATGATTTAATCAATGTAGCAGTTAATAAAGTTGAACACATTGTAAATGCAGAAACGGCAAATGAAGTGGTGAATTGGGCTAAAACTTATGAATATCATATTTGGAGTTCTAAAATAGTCATAAGTAAAATGATTAATGATAAGTGTAAGGAGTTGAATCTTTCATTGAATGTGAAGTCAAAAGTTTACGAAGATGCAAAAGCGTAATTATAAAATCTACCCTTCATTACTAGACGCATATAATTGGTATGCGTCTAGCGAAAATGATGATGCAGATATTGAATTGATCAATAAAATAAACAGGGTAAAATTCAGTAGCGATACAGCTGATAAAGGAACCTTGTTAAATAACTTTATTGATAACGCAATTGACTTATTTGACAAGTATGGATTGTCTTATGTAGATGGGATTGCCATTGACATAGTCGAAAAATTACAAGGTTCACAAAAACAATTATATACTTCAACTACTATTGAATTTGATGATGTATCGGTGTATATGTATGGATATTTAGACTTCTTGAAGTGGGATAGGGTAATTGATCTAAAGACTACAAAAACATATTATTTAGGGAAGTACAAAAATTATATTCAACAGCATTTTTATCCAGTGTCATTAATTGATAATGATTGTGAAATTAAAGATTTTGAATTTATAGTGACTGATTTCAAAAATGTTTATTCTGAATTATATCCGGTTAATTACAATGAGTCGAAGGCTATACTTATTGAAAAATGTAAGTTATTTATTCAGTTCATAGAATCTAACAGGTCAAAAATTACAGATACTAAAATATTTGGTATTGACCCTTTCCCTTCCAAAATAATATACCATCCATGATGGTCTAATAAATAGACATGAGATAATTTAAAAATACCCCTCTGCACACGAGGTCTAGGATGTGCGATAGTTCTTTTATGTTTAAGTTGAATGCGGTGGCACTTCCTAAGAGTGTCGCCAAACGGGGGAGTGGCGAAATTGGTAGACGTTGACGGTTGGGTTATCCCTATAATCAAAATCCGTATAGTACTGTACTTAGAGAGGTCCTTGATACAGATGGATAGCAAATAACCAATAGCACATAGAACAACTCTCATGCAGGTTCGAATCCTGCCTCCCCCGCAACACAAAACAGGGTTAGTAGTGTCTGAAAACGGTTGCGTGATTTAGCTCGGTAAGATTTCAAGTTAGTAATCGAGCGTTAAGGTACCAACTTGACAGCCAAGTAAGATAGTAGAAGCGAAAACCCGCTATACAAGGAGCTACGAAAGTAGATAGGCTGGCATACCTGAATGTATGCCACTTTTTAAACTTTAATCATGGACTTCGAATTAATTCTTATTGAAAAAATTATGCTCGTTCAGGGTGAGCAAAAGGAATATTGGCGATTAAAGCGAAAATATGGCAATGCTACACAGCAACTTGAAATATGCAAAAGATTAGAGAAAGAATTAAAAGATTACTGTGACCAAAGATTAAAAGAAAAGTATTTAGAGTCCAATAAGCCAAAACAAAAAAGTGTACAATCTCAATTATTTATACAATAAAAAACAAAAAAATGACAAAAAGAGGAAAATTAAGTATCGATGGAAACAAGCTAATTGGTGATCTTAACAATCAAGAACAGTTAAGAATTACGCATGCGCAAGTCAATGCCGATGACTGCGACATCGACCGCGAATACCTCCGCGCAGATGCGATGCAAAAGGTAGCGACACCTCTTGTTAATTCGGCTAAGATAGAAGCCGATCTTATAAGTAAATCGGGAGGCAAGTATCAAGGTACCGGATTTATTCATGAGCAAAAGAAACTGGATTAAATTATATTCGTAATAAAATTACGATAAAAGTAAATTAAATGAATTTATCTATTACATTTGCGCTAGTTCTTAAATCAGTAGTTGAGGTAGAAGTCAACGATACAAAAATTATTTACCGCCCTTTGAGGCGTTACCGAAACGCAGACCGTCATGGTTTGCGCCCTTCTACCGGTAGCACCTCAAGGGGTTTTTTTATTCATATTATATTATGAAAATTCTAGACTGCAATACTTACTTCTTGGTATTCATTGAACGCAACCATTGGTTCAGTCGCAATCTTGAAGCAATTAAAGCATTGCCGGCATCAGAAAGAAGGTGGTGGAAGGAAAAGAATGCGTGGTACATTTCAAATTTACTTAAGGAAGAAGTACTTAAATTTCAGTATAGCCATAAGGCTAAAATGCTTACTAACGCAACAGTTGAAATTGGGAAAATAGAACCGCTTCCTGAACTTACTGTTGAGCCGGCAATTGTGAATGGAGAATTGAGATGTTATCAACGCCAAGGGGTAGCTAGAGGCTTGCAACTTAAAAGGGCAATTAATGGAGACGATATGGGCCTAGGTAAGACAATTCAAACAATTATTACTATTTCAACTGCATTTAGAGATGGTCATGATGTTCTTCCGGCTTTAGTTATTTGCCCATCATCGCTTAAAGAGAATTGGAAGCGCGAAATCGAAAGATTCACTGACCATAAAGCGATGATTTTAACGGACTCAAATAAGAATAGCTGGGATCGGTATTACGAGATAGGTTATGCACAAATTTTTATTGTGAATTACGAATCACTCAAAAAATACTTCATCACTTCTATTCCTAAGAAAAAAGGATATAAGTCAATCGAAATTGGGATTACACAAAAGGCTGAATTACTAAAAACTGTAGTAGCAGACGAATCCCAGCGCCTAAAAGATGCAAAAACACAACAAACTAAATTTACTTTACGATTAGCGTGGAAAAAAGAATGGGTGTTTCTTCTTACCGGTACTCCGTTTGTCAATAAAGAACTAGACATATGGCCACAGTTATGCATTTTGGGATACAGCCAAATATTCGGCCCTAAAGAATCTGATTTTAAAGAGAGATTCTGCATGAGCACTTCCAATAGAAAGGGTTTAAAATATTTGTTGAATAAGCATTGCTATTTCAGAAGAGAGAAAAAAGATGTAGCCAAGGAACTCCCTCCTAAAAGTAGGCAAAAGATATTATGTGGTATCACTAATAAGGAAGAATATAATCATGCTTATAATCACTTCGTTCATTGGCTAGAGTCTCAGAATTTTGATGATGAAAAGATCCAACGAGCTATGAAAGCCCAGATCCTTGTCCAAATGAATGTCTTGCGTCAGATCTCAGCAAAAGGCAAAATAGAAGCAGCCCAAGATTTCATTGATGAAGTTATAGAATCTGAAAAGAAAGTAATTATTTTTTGTCATCATAAAATAATTGTTGATTCACTAAAATTATTATACCCGCATGCCGGCACTGTAACTGGAAGTGATGATATGGAATCAAGACAGAAAGCTGTTGATGATTTTCAAACGGATCCAAAAGCGAATATTATTATTTGCAATTTTAAATCAGGTGGTACCGGACTTACATTAACGGCATCAAGCCAAGTATTGTTTGTTGAATTCCCATGGACATATGCTGATGCTGCACAAGCAGAAGATAGAGCTAATCGTATTGGCCAAACAGAACCAGTGATGGCTACCTACTTGCTTGGAATAGATACGATTGATGAAGTGATGTTGGATTTGATTTTAAGTAAAAATGAACTAGCTACTGACATTGCTGGATCGACAGATGAAATGGAATTAAGTACTGTAGACAAAATGATGAATTTATTTAATAGAAAAAAGGAATTAATTAATGGCTAGGAAGGCTGAATCGGGGATTGATTATTTCCCAATAAATACTGATATAATTCATAACCCAAAGGTTAAGTTGGTGGTTGCTGAGTTCGGGAGTAAAACTACCTGGGCCGTGTTGTTACCTCTTTACTGCAAAATTTACAGAGAAAAGGGTTATTGGATTGACTGGTCTGATGAAGATTCAAAACTGTTATTTGCTCAAGATGAATGCAAACTAGAATTGACAGTTGTGAATGAAGTTGTACAAGGGTGTGTTAGGCGTTTTCTTTTTAACAAGGAGGTGTTTGATATGTTCGGAGTGCTAACATCGGACCGAATTCAAGAGAATTATATAGAAGCCACTTCGAGAAGAAAAAATGTTGAAATTATCGAAGATTTTTTAGTAAAAAATGATAGTGCTAACATTAAAAGGGAAAATGTAAACATTATACCGCTAAATGTAAACATTATCTCAAAAAAAGTAGACACCGGTACACAGAAGAAGAAGGAGAAGGAGAAGGAGATACAAAAGGAGAAGGAGATAGCATCGCAACATCCACCTGAAGTTTTGGAATCATTTAAAAAGTTCAATGAGTGGATAGATGCCAATGCACCGGATATAAAAAAACTTAAATACCAAATCACCATTGACCAATTCGTAAAATTAAAAATGAAGTACCCTAAAATGAATGTGGTTACCGATATGCTTAGAAGCATGCACAACTACAAGCCGCTAACGAAAAGTTACGTAGATGCTTATCTAACACTTACAAAATGGCTAAAAAGAGATGAACAACTTTAAAATGCAAACTAAGTTCCAAGAGAGGAAAAAGAAGCCCGATTTAAGTCCATTGCTGTACGGTAAGATATCACCACAGGCAATAGACCTAGAAGGAGCTGTGTTAGGTGCGCTCATGTTAGAACCTCAAAGAGTTCAAGATGTGACATCGATTATTTCATCGTATGAATGTTTTTATTCGGATGCAAACCAAAGAATTTATGCCTGCATTAGACGATTATTCGACAAAGGTTCACGTATAGATTTTATGACTGTTTGCGAAGACCTTCGTAAGAACAGCGAATTAGAAATGGTAGGGGGAAATTACTATGTAATGGGTCTAACGCGAGATGTTGTAAGTGGTGCCAATATTGAAGAGCATGCGGCAATTATCATGCAGAAATATGTACAGCGTGAAGTTATACGAATAGCAGGAGAAGCTATATCAGAAGCTTATGAAGACAGTACGGATGTGTTTGATTTACTAGCGCAAACCGAAAGGAAATTCACTTCATTGTCGGAAGATAATATCAGGACTGGGTATAAACATATTTCTCATAAAGCAGCAGAGGACATAATCGAAATTGAAGAAAGAATAAATAAGCAAATTGAAAGCGGTTATCAATTAACTGGTGTGAGTAGTGGATTTCCGACAATTGATCGAGTTACAAACGGATGGCAAGGTGAAGATTTGATAATACTTGCAGCACGTCCATCTGTAGGAAAAACAGCATTCGCTTTAAATCTAGCCATGAACGCTAAGAAGGACGGTAAACCTTGTGCAGTTGGTTTCTTTTCACTTGAAATGTCGTTAGAGAAATTGCGAATGAGAGTTGTTTCAATGCAAACAAAAGTGCCACTTACAAATATCAGTGCTTGTCAACTAGACGAATTGCAAATTAATAAATTGCGGTCAAACATTGGCACCATTGGAGAATTGCCGATATACATTTATGATCAGTACAGCTTAACGGTTCATGAATTGATTACACAGGCTAGACGAATGAAGAAGAAGCATAATGTAGGGCTACTTATTATTGATTATTTGCAATTAATTCAAGGAAGTAATGGAATGATTCGCGAACAACAGATTGCGGAAATTAGCCGGAAGTTGAAAGGATTAGCCAAAGAACTTGAAATTCCAATAATCGCACTTTCTCAATTGAACAGAGACATTGAAAAAAGGAAAGGTGAACCTCAGCTATCAGATATTAGAGATTCGGGAGCAATTGAACAAGATGCAGATTTGATTTGGTTTTTATTTTGGCACGACAATTTGATTCGGGCAAAACTAGCTAAACACAGAAACGGTAAACTCGATCGAGTTGATTTTAATCCGAATTTGGATATACAAACATTTCGCGAATTAGGTCAAGATTTCCCAGAGGTGAATACAAAAGGATTCGAGCCGACTGAATATTCAGGAAGATTGATTCCAATGGCAGAAGCTAATAAAAAATTTGAGGACGAAGAAGAATTACCATTTTAATATATATTAAAACCTACCATGACCACCTCAAAACAAATATGGACCACTGAACAGTTTAAGGAGTATCAGAAATCCGGCAAAAAGCCTGCTCAGGAAACCGATGTCAAAAAACAGAAGTACGGCAATAAACGCACTGAAGTTGATAACATGATATTCGATTCACAAAAAGAGGCTAAAAGATATGGAGAATTGAAATTGATGCATAAGGCGAAAAGAATTTCAAAACCCATAAGGCAGTATGCTTTCATTATATCTGAAGGCATTGAGTACGTAGCTGATTTTGTGTATTTCTGTTATGAGAGTAATCAGTTTATTGTTGAAGACGTGAAAGGCATGAAGACAGATATTTTTAAGGTAAAAGAAAAGATGATGCTATCCAAAAACAAGATTGAAATTAAAATAACGTAAGAAATTAAAAAATAAAATTATGTTACTAACACACGAAACTTTAAAAGAATGTTTGTCAAATATTGACTATTCAATAAAAGGTGAATATCCCAACAAATTCATTTATACAAATGAAAACACAAATACATTTATAAGAATTTGGAACGAAACCTTAGAAGTAAATTGTCATAGTGGTTTAAGAGTTACGTTTGTCTTTGAAAAAACACAAATACAAATGCTTAGTCAAGAAACAGTAATGATTGGCGAAGAAAATAGTTTTGTCAATTTATATAATTTCAATTTACAGGTTGTGTCCTAAAGTAGCAGTCAACGGTTTCGGGCTTTGCGTTCGTTGGGGATTTCCAGCACTAAAGCCCAATAGTAGTACAAACTTTAATTTAAGCACAAATGAATGATAGTAGTAATACAACCCCAATGACGCAAAACCCTTGTTATGTGCAG